TGAGCCATGGCCTCGAGCGCTTCTTGGCGCTTGGTTGCGTAGCCTGGGCCGGTGGTAGCCACCACATCGTACTTGCCCACGCCTGGGTTGTAGATTTTCTCGATCACGATGCCGCGCTCATCTACAATATGCTTCACGGGCTCTTGTTGCTCGGGGTTAATCCTTGCCATCTTAGTTTCCCCGTCCTCGCCGATCACACGCGCGATGCGCTGTGTGTCGTAAATTTTGGGGATCAGATCGACCAGCTGGCGCGCAATGTGACGCACGCCGCGAGCCAAGTTGTCACCATAGTGGTAAGTGCCCACATCGCCTTCTTTTTGGCGTGCAAGAATAGCCTTGCCCGAGCGCTCGTTCGAGCCCATGCCGAGCGACGCGTTGTACTGGCCTGTGGTCGATTTGATGTCCTCAGCCGCGCCAGATTTGGCTTGCAACAGACCGCTCGAAGCCATGGGTGGCTGCGCGCGCTGTGGCAGAGGCAAGATGCTGCCTTGACCGTCGGTCACATCGGGATTGACTTCCAAGTAAGGCCAGTTGTTGGTGTTGGCCGTCTTCCACTTGTCCTCGTAGCCCTCGAACTGGCCGCCGTAGCCAATGAACGGTGCCTTGGGCGCCAACGCCAGCATTTCTGCTTCTTGGCTGACCCAATAGTTGTACATGCGTTGGGCATCCTTGGCGTTGCGCACCAAGCCCGACACATACAAGCGACCATCGACTTCAAATTCGTTGCCGACGATGCGCACCACGGGGATCCATTTGCCAGCCCATTCGGCTTCTTCAAGGATTTCGTAGCCGTTGATCTTGCAATACTTGACCTTGGGGTTTTGCACCTCGCGCGTACGCTTAGGCTTGCCATAAATGGCTTTGAGGTCCTTGTCCTCGCGGGTACCTTCGAAAGCCGTAATGTTGCCTGGGTACAGGTTCAGCGTAGCTTTTTCGTAGTCGATGTAGTAGTAGTCAGCGATGCGGACAGTGTCTTCGTTCAGCCAGTTGCTGATGGACTGATCACCCACACCCAGCGACTGCAGCGTCGAGATGGGCGCGGCGTCAGGGTACAGACGCTCATACTCAGCTTTGGTCAAATCTTCGGTGATGAAGCACCACTTAGCATCCGCACCGGTGGGATCTTGGATGAGCGGGTCCATGTAAACCGAAAACGAGTTGCGGATGCGCCCGATCTTGATGTCTTGATCGAATGTGTTGGGGTCGCAGTACTCGGTCAGAATGCGAATGTAACCCTCGCCGTACGCCACTTGATTCTCACACGCGGTATCGTAAGCCACATCGGCGTCGCTGATGTACTCGATGTGACGGATCATGCCGTTGAACACCTCAGCCACTTCCACATCGGCGTTGTCATCCACGGGGATGACCTTAGCGCCTGGGCGGTTCTGACGCATGTCGTTGGTGACCTGATGCACATGCTGGGGCAGTTTGTTGATGGTCAGCGTGGGGCGCGCGTTGATGGTCTGACCTTGCACCGCACCGCGGGTGGCGAGCACATCGGCTGGCCATTGCCACTGGTTGTCGGGCGAGCCTGCGTAAAAGCGCAGGTCGTCGATCTCATCTTCACGGCTTTCGGCCAGTGCAGAGACAGCTTGATCGAGCCGCGTGCGCGCAACGGTCAGGATGTCAGAGTCAGATTTGGGTGGTTTGCCGCCAGCAGCTACATTAGCCGCGGCGACCATGCCGGTTGGGTCAGCCATTGAAGACTCCTAAGATGTGAGGCTCACGCATCACCACAAAATTTTTGTTGTCGTACGAAAATTCCTGCCCCACGCCGAAGTAGACGCGGTCGCCGACCTTGAGGTCGCTGCAGGTGGGGCCCGTCGCGACGACGACGCCCGTTTCTGAATCTTCATGTTGTGGAAGCACAAAGAGCGCGTGCTTTTCAACATCGCGCTCGATGATCACGCAGTTTTGCAGTGCTTTCATTTTTTCTTCGTAGGCTTGGCAGCCGCGCGCTTAACTGCGTACGCAATCGCCACACTTTGAGCTACCGGTTTTCCAGCTTTAACTTCAGCTTTCACATTAGATTTGAAGGCTTCTTTGCTTGTAGACTTTTTCAGTGGCATTTCATGCTCCCATCCAAGATGATGATATTGCTCCGCGGTGGCTGACCACACGGCGTTTCTCAATGTGCTGCTCTCTATGCGCGACAGGGAAAGCAAAAGTCACACAGATGGCGTCGGCGGCGTCAGGTGACGCTAAACCACGCGCTTTCATGTCCTTTTTGCTCTCCAAAAATATCGTTCCGCGCGAATCAGGCTTCATCATAGGCGAAATCAAGTCAGTTTTCAAGAACTTATCGTTCGGAATGCTCGCCGTTTTGAGCCATTCACGCATTGTGCCCCACATTTCAGCCCGTTTGTTGCCGTACATGATGGGTTTGCTTGACTTATTCCCAAAATTCACGCCCTTGACCTTGTACCGCTGCTCTTTCAAGCGGTCCACGATGCCGGCACCGAGCCCACCCTCGTCGATCACCACCAGCGCGGGCTTAAATTCGTTGATCGTCTCAATGATGTGCCCCACCACCGTCATGGTGTCGTCACCACGGTGCCGATCGATGCGCACGATGTCCCTGCCCTGCCGTATGGCGATGACGGTGGCGTCCGCACCGAACCGCGCGGGGTCCACACCGATGATGATCGGCGCAGACTGATCCTGATACTGTTCCCTTGCCATGGCGTCATCGACCAAACTGGACGAGATGAACTGATCATCCCCTGCGTTGGGGAACATACCGTACACCTCAACATGCGCCTGACTCGAGTCTGGCCCGTATTCGTCGATGATGCGCTGGTACACAGCCTTGTCGGTGCCCTCGACATCACGGGCGTCCACAATCTTGGTGGTCCAAAACGCCCGTTTTGCGTTAAAGCACTCGTAGAAGTACCCCGTGTTGCGCCGTGGGTTGGAGAACGACAGCCAAAACCGGTGTGGCGTGTTCTCAGTAAAGAAACCAGCCGTCACAGCCCAGATGGCGTCGTCAATACCGCTGGCTTCGTCGAAGATCACCATCACGCCATCGAAGTTGTGCACCCCCGCGTAAGCGTCAGGGTTTTCCGCCGACCACAGCCGCCCTTCAACACCCCAGTATCTGGTGCCCTTCTTGAGGTCGCGCTCGACCAGCTCAGTCAGCCACTTAGCCGGCATGACCCGTGTGGCGGAGATCTCGAACCAGTGGCTGTTGATGGACATCGCCAGCCACTTAGTAATCTCGGCCCATGTGATGGATCTGAGCTGTGACTCACTGTTGGCCGAAATGATGGTGGTCGAGCCGATGCGCGTGCTCACCATCCAGCAGGTGATCCAGCTCACGAGCGCCGACTTGCCAATACCGCGGCCTGATGACACGGCCATCTGCAGCACATCGAAGTCGAGCTTGCCGTTGTTTTGCTTGATGTGCTCGGCGATGTTGGTGAGCACCTCGCGCTGCCACTTGCGCGGTCCCTTGAAGTGTTCCAGTGGCGTGCCAGGTTTGCCCCATGGGTAGGCGAACATCACAAACGCGAGTGGGTTGTCCTTGATGGCTGGCGCCCATAGGCGCGACATCAAACTTTGTTCGTCTTCAGCGCTGTATATGGTGGTCTGCATGTTGTGGTGTTGGTTGTAAGACTTCAGCGTCGATCACTTCGATGGCGCGCGTCTCAGCCTCGCGCAGGGCTGCCGTGATGCTGATGCGCTGATCGACCTCGATGGACACAGCTTGCTTGGCCACCCAGCCGTGCTGGTGCTTCAAGATCTCAAGCGCTGCCTTAGCGTCGCCGTCCAGTGCGGCCTTATGCAACACGGCGGACATCTCGCGTTCGCCGTCGGCGCGGCCCTTGAGCGCTGCCATCTCAGCGGCAGGATCCAAGATCAGCAGTTGGTTGTATTCGGATGGCAACATGCCTGACGCAAGCGCCAGTGCGTCGCCTTTGAGGCCGAGCTTGGCTGCGTCATATATGCGCTGAAGCCTGGCTTCGGTCGCCTTGACTTCGCGGATTGTGAGCGGTAGTGATTGGAACGACATAGTTCTCCATGCCTGTGGCAAGTGGTCGCGATTGTATTTCAAAAATAAAAAATTAAAAAGTCCTTACGCGTTTTGCAAAAAATAAAAAGTTTTTGTGGACCATGCCTCAGCTTCGGACCTCTTGCGTCGGCCCTACCCCCTCCCCCTCAAAGCGTAAT